TCCTAACCCAGTTAAATGGGTTTCCGGTGCGGTGTGCTGAAGGCAGAATTTATGTTGGTTTTTTCTTAATCCTCCACCTTGTTGAGACAAAGAGAACACCCCAGCTCACTTACATGTTTTGGTCCAAAAGAGATGAGAATGACAGGAGATCCCTGACAGTGTGTCTTCCAAAGAATGTGAATGCCCCATCCAGGTCATTGAGGATGTCGTCAATGAGTTGTGGACCAAGGACAACTACATTGCCTTTCCATTTAGCCGCAAATACGAAACGCTGGGGGAGTGTGGCGTCCACTAGCCCAGCCAACGGTAGTCCAAGCCTTGCAGCCATAAACGTCATTGCTGACTGGGCCTCACTCCCTACCGAGGGTGAAGCTGGTAAAACCGGGATCATTGGGGTAGACTGATCAATTGAGACAGCCTTCATTAACCCGATAGGGAAGTCTCCACCCCCTACAATTATTTCCCGAAGCAATCCTACCTGTGGCACCCAGCATACATCAGTCTGACCAGAACAGCCTAGAACTGACTCAATAACTTGGCTGAGGTCGGAGGCATTTATTAACACTCTGGTATACACCCGAACAGAGTGCAATCTGCCAGCCGCAGCTAGGGTCTGTCGGAGCCTTAACCTCTTCGACGGTGATCCAGACTCTACATCGACTACCACAGAATCATACCTACCCGAGGCTAGTTCATGAGAGATGGCATCCAAACAGGCCTCTGTGTATATGTCTCCTCCCAAGGTCCAGGATGCAGGATGTAATTCAAATGACTGGCTCACGAAGGGTGGAGTATAATCTATGAAAGCATGTCCAGCCACTTCCAAGGAACTGCCCAACTCCAAGCCTGTTATATGACAAGTGGAGGGAATACAGAGAGCGACACCCCCAACCCCAATTCCAATCACCAGCACTCTGCTAAAATCCTTGACCATCCGGCGAAGAGGAAGCCACCGATGTATGGCACTTGTACGGACTGAATGGGCCCTCAGGATCCATGTCTCCACAAGTTCATCGGAGGTGAAAGGACGAGGGATCTGATAGGTGAGTTCCTTGTCAGTTAGCTGCCAGGTGCTAGGCTCTGGGGTTATGATACTCCTGATATCAAACTGTCGGGGAGTATGAGCCTGCTTTGGAATCCAACCTGTACGTTCCCGGAGCCTGCGGATGCCGACCTGGGCTGGCTCATGAGAGACTCTAAACCACTGGGCAAGATTCAGCGACCGAATGACCCAGGACAACACATAAACCCTACTTATCTCATCGGGCTTTCCAAGGCATCGGAGAACCACCTTCCTCAACAATTTTGACATTTTGAGTGGAACTTGTCCGGATCTTGTTCCTTGGAGGAGACGATACATTAACCCTCCTGCTAACTGGGTTGACATATCCTGGTTCCCTGACGTGTAAATGATCCATTCATCCGAGGTCTTGTAATGCAGGCAGAATTTTATACAGTCAGCCATCCATGAAGACAGTGTGATTCTCTCTTCGGAATTGGACAGACCGGGTCGTTGGTCAGGAGATGTCCTGTTGATAGATAACAATCTGATGCTCCCCAACAGCCGGGGTAATGCTCTTCTAACGTATGACTCGGCTGTTAGGAATATCATGTCTTGAAGGACAGTTTCGTCTGCTGCGGCTGCCAAGATTCTCCATGAGGCACTCATGAGACAGTTGATCCCAATAGCCTCAATTAGCTCGGGCGCGTTTATAGCCTTGAGTTCTTGAACATCAAACGGACTCCTCAGTTCAGTCATTGCCCAAGTCTTTCCCCTGAACCGCATCAGTCTGGCTGGTGAGTCAAGGAATGACATAACAATTGCATTGATGGATTGCTGGACCGTCGGTCTACATTCGTCCACCCCCTCTAGAACAAGGGGTCTTTGGAGAAGGCGCAACCCTCTAAGCGAGAAAGAGATGTGGTCCACTCTCAAGTAGTAGGAGTTGCCCTCAATTCTGGGAAGCCTACGTTCTGGTCCAGTCCAGCTGATGATCCTATCACTCACCAGATCCTCATCAGAGAGATCGAAGCAGATAAGAGCACCGAATGGTGGCAGAACCTTCTCATCGGAAAATGCCCAGGCTATCAGCCCTTGTTCGATTATTAGGCATTGCTGAAAGGATACGCGATGGTCCTTCTCTCCAGCTAGGCCCGCATTGTTAGTTGAAATCGTTATGTGGCTGGCCCAGTTTGGTGAGGACGGAAGGTATGTCCCCCGATCGTCATTTGTCATGATATAGCGATGCGCGTCTGTCCCTCCAACGCGGAACCTGGTCGACAGCTCAAACCAACCCAATGGGATAGAACTTCTCTCTTGAGCGAGCTCCGTCATAGCAACATAAGCTCTTGACCCGTGCTGGGTGAGAAGATCTCGTGCCATGAGGATCTTGAGAATGTCTCTAGAAGGTGGGGAGGAATCCACTGGTCGAACCCATTTTGCCACAGCTTTCTCACTTGTGTCTGAACCCAAATAGGGTGCTCTGGACCCTCTCGTAGTTGGGCACTCTGTAGATGGCCTGTCAAACACCACCGCAGCGACCAAACCCTTCCCATAGCAACCATGCGGCAGATTGGGCATTGTGCCTGTTGGTAGTAGATGGATGTGTCCTTTGAGGAGTGGGTGGACGCTTCCAATTCCGATCAGCTCTGTTTTCCAAAAACTTCGGGTGCGGTCTGGAAGATAGCCATCTGGGAAAGAGAGTTTTGGGGATATCTTCCAAGAGCTGACCAACCTCAGTAAAGTTGACTTCAACCATTCTAAATCAGTGGTTAAGGATGTCTTCCCAATCGGAGAGCTTAGTCCTTGGCTCATTGTGAGCAGGGTGGAGGTTGCTGTAAATCGCCGTGAGAATGCATCAGCCACCCCGGCGGGTGATGTCTTATAGAGGTCGTGCCAGACCTTCGGGTGACATGGCTGTAGGGCTGTTATGTAGTCCAATGTGGATCTTCGGTGTTCTGGAGAGCCCCCCAAGCACAATGGCCGAATTTCCTTGTTCTGAGTTGCTTCTATGAGAACTTCTCGAACCTTCCCTGCAACGACTGACGAGGCGAGACCGGATGCCTTGATTGGGATTGAGTAAGGGTCCAAAGCTAGCCCCTCCAGTTTCGGAGGACTGTGATAGATGTCCGGATGGAGGAGAAGATTGGCATATCTCTTGACTTCAAGGAGAGAGGAAAACAACTTGAGGGATGCAAAAGAAGATGCCAAAGGATCTGGGTGCCCTCTCTGGAGATACTCAACCGGACCTGATGTCGGAAGTCCCCCGAGGTTCCCGGGAATTATCATAGCCAGAAGAATAAACCGGTCCAGTCGCTTCGTCAACCCCAATTCGTTGAGTACCTTCTGTATAGATGACCCATGGAGCATAGAGAGAGTGAACTCTCTCCTTAAGAACATGCACTCAACGATCTTGGTGATTATGAGAGCGGATAGTGTATCCCCCCCTCGGTCACATGAGGCAATTCCTCCACTTCCGATACCGGAGATGTATTCGTAAAAACTTGGCGCATCTGTAGTTGTGACAGGAAATACCCGCGATATATATTTCGCGGTCGTGCTCATATAAGCGCCATTCAGCCACATCTCTTTTCCATAGGTCATGAAACAGGTTGATTCAATGCACTCCTCAGGCTTCACTTCTTGCCCTACGAGAAGAGACACCCGAGAGATCTCAGATTTGATCTGCGCTGAGAGAGCTCTAACCTTCTGTTGTCGCTCAAGCTCAGACATTTTTCCTGTCGGGATGTCGACTACACAAACCTGATTGTCTCCCTGGCCGATGATCCGATAATTGAGCCCTAATGGCCATAGAGCCATGTGAACATCTGCAATGGTGGCACAGGTCCAAGGTTTTTGGACAATACCCTCGAACCCTCCATCATGATTGTACCAGAGTGTGTCACTTTCCGGGGGATTGAGTCTGTTTTCATTGGTCAACCCTTCAGGTGGAGTCGATCCCATTCGGAGAAGAATCATTGCCGAAGAGAAGAACTCATGTGCGTAAGTAAAGAGCCCCTCAGTTCCATAAATTTGATCAAGACGATGACCTATGGGTCCTATAGCCTGATCTCTCCAATTAAGATTCCATCTCGAGAAGTCGATTTCGATGAACAGCCTCGTCCAGTTCTGATTCGGACGTACAGATGTGAAGTCGAGGAATTTATTCAGGAGCTCGGTGCGGGAAAGGGTCATAGTCTGCTCTGGCATCTCTCGGAAAATCCCCTCTGCAACATTGTGTTCAAGCAACACAAAAAACGACCTCATCTCGAGGGTCATCATAGCGAACATCCTTGGCTCAAGCTTCATCTCCCGTTCCTTAGGACTCACAGTAACTATCTTGTGCTCGATGCTCACTTCCCTACGTGACACCGTCTGACACCACTCCCGGAGATTGAAGGATGGTCGTGAGAGAAGTTCTTCTATGACCCGTCGCTTGGTAGTTGCCCGTGGTGGAGTGTAAGGTAAGGATCCAAACCAGGGTGCGTCAAATTCTGTGCGTTTGTTGGATAGGGCCTTGTCAGAAATAAGTGCCAAGATGTCCTCACCAAAATCAAATGTCTGATGGGGCCCAAACCTTGCGAACTGCCAGTCGGAAGGAGGGTATAAGGTCATCCCCATTGGAAGGGATGGCTGATTGGCCTCAGCAAGTTGTTCTAGTCTTGTCTTCCTCCCTCCTGGTCGATCAAATTCAAGGCTAGGCCACCGTGAATGGCGTTGAATGTACCCCTTTGTGTATACATGACAGAAGCTCCACTCCAGGGCCTCACAATCACTGCTGCGAAGGGGGATCGGTCGTTGGGCAAGGTGTCTCGCCGACTTACATCCCTCCTTTGGGTTCACATAAGGGTGACCTGACAGTTTGAGAAACCCAAATATCTCCGCTGCCGCCTGGGCAGTGCCTGCCTCATCAAGGATCTTCAAAAATGCGGCAGCCGATGACTCATTAAGATCCTTAAGGGGAGGTAAGCTCTGACCCCTTCTTATATTATCTTCTTTCCCCATGTACTTTCTACACATCTCTTCACATTGAGCTTGTCCATCAAGTATCTTCTCTTGATCTCTAATGATCCACACCTTGCATAGAGCCTCCACCATCTTGAGGAGTTCGTAGGCGGTATTCCCATACACAGTAAGCAAATTATCTGCCCAGTCGACATACCTATCCAGTGCTCGGCCCAAGAACAGATAGCCAGGGACACAGTTGCTGCAAATGGACAAGATAAATCGGGAAAGGGAGAGATCTTTAAACATCAAAAGTGCATTGTGTGTCAGGAGAATCCCCCCCTCTGTACCCTCCACCTCAATCACAGAAAACGAAGAATTTGTCATCTGGCCTCGCCATTCGATCCACCCACCCCCGTCCTTTGCTGATTGGACACTCAGCTCGACCAACGATTGCCAAAACACTGCGTCTTGATAGTAGGGTAAGATCCCCGACAATGCATTGGGAACACGGCGCTTGATTGATCGTGCGATGATCTCTCCTCCCATCACAGTGTCTGTCATCCCTGCAGCCAATGCAGATGCATACTCCTTGACAATCCTCAGGGTGGACGATAGTGAGTCATGGCATGTGTCGCCGGGCATCACCTCTCTCCCAGCCTTACAGAGGATGGGGGTGTCAACGGCTTTGTGCTGACGTAAGAGTTCAATGGGAAGTGATCGGTCAGTCTCTTGGTAAGATCGGGCTGACTTTTCAACATAGGATGACCTCCCCTTGAGAGCCCTGGACATCCCCGGTTGTTGCAGTGCATGGAAGAAGATGTCATAATCTTCCTCGATCAGTGGTGAGGATAGAACAGATTCAGGTAAATACATTTTTTCTTAGTTGTTAGCTCCTGATTCAATTTCTTGTACATAAGAGATCCAAACTTTGGGCAGAAGATTGATAGTTCCAGATGTGCTTCCTGGGATGTTGGATCCTAGGACAATCAATATAGCTTCATTCAGTCCTAAACAGAAGACTCCGTTCGGCTGGTTACACTGGCTGATTCATCTGGTTGGACGGTCTCACCAATGACTCGGGCAGAGAGGAGTTCAATCAGCTTCTCTTGTCGAGATAGCATTGTCTTCATATCCTTGATGATAGTGTTCTGGTGGGTGCTTACTTTTGTCATTGTTGTGAGGGCCAGCTCCACCTTCGCTAATCGCTCAATCATGGATGTGGTGGAGGCATCACTCCGAACTGAGCTTACCCGGCTCGGGGCTCGTGAGAGCTGATTGCGGGCCCCGATTAGCTGGGAACGGTAATCACTATTGAGACGTGAGACAACCTCTTCTGTGAGTCCCGGGTGGGACGTGGACTCCACTGGCGGTGATCCAATGATAGATTCAGATTTTCTTGTGCTTGAACGAGAGAGGTTGGAAGCGGTATCATCACCCTCCATACCTCTGGTCTTCTTCCAGGCTTCAAATTTGGACGACATTGGGATATGCGGCGAATTCGGCTTGTATCGAGAAGGATCTGATGATTGATATTGGCTACTAAGTTGGCTCAGTTTTTTCTTAATGTACCTCGAGAAAAAGGAGAGAGAGAATTGAAGGGAATGCCTCCTGTTTAAACCATTCAACCAGGCTGGTCCTGGTCCGAACCTAGGTTGCAAAGATCCATGATAACAGCCTTGAGGAGCCTCTTGAGGTCTCCGAGACTGATCCATTTCTCCTTTTCACAACAGCCAAGCAATTTGCTGCAATTCTCGCAGCAGCCCTAGGTGTCTCAACATACATGGATCTCATGCGATTCAGGACCTTGTGAGGTGGCAGAGAGGTCCAAGCAATTTTCTCGCTAAGAACTTCCCTATGGGGACCCGGGGTAGACGATTGGACTGGCCGGGTTGAGATGCACAGGCCTGAGCACACTGCAGGTAGCGGAGTCGGATATGCCATCCTGTAAATGACGAAATCATCTTTAATCGCATTTCCGACCCCCCAGAACGGTATGACGAGTGTGCAGCCCTGCGGAAATAGTGAGGCTATAATATGAGAGATGCCATCACGCAGGTCTTCTGGAACCGACGCTGCTGTCCCAAGCTTGTTTCCCAACTCAAGGAGGGGATCCAGATCCCCAGCCCGGTCAGGCCATAATGACATCATTAGATAAACAATACTTACCCATGTCGGCCGCTCGATCTCCTCACCGATGATCAGTTCGTTCGAGCAATCACGAGCTGCACCAGATGTCTCAGCTCCTGGGACCTCATCATTGTCAACTAGTGTTGCCTGATGGTCATCATCTAGTATCTTTTGGAGGGAATGAATTGCCTCTTCAAGTTGAAGCTCTGTCATGCTGACTTGACGTCGAATTCCACAGTTGCTTATATGATCAGTTACAGGTGTCAATAGTCAACTTTTATCTCGGTGTTTTTTCTTAATAGCACTGAGTGGACAAATGGCAATAGCAACATGAAAACATAGCAGTCAGGGAGACCGGTGTTGGTGTTATCCGACCTTAGTTTCTCTCCAACCAAGAAAGGAGTCCCGCATGGTTCCACTCCTTGTCAGTTGGATCATTACTGTGATTCTCACTACTCCCTTTAGCTTTCTTGAGGAGGTTTCTAATGCAGACATGCCTGACTACCTTGGTTGGTGGTGACGGGTAAAGCTGAAGCAGCTGGTCCACTAGGACAGAGTGATCGGTCGATGGCTGACTCACACTCCCTTGCTGAAGGTTTGGATGTCCTCGGGCGATTGGTGCAGCGGGGGCAGCGACAGTGCTCAGATCCACAGATAAGGGACGCATGATCGTAGGAGCCGACCTCTGCTCCAAAATCTCAACTCTACGTTGTAGCTTGGTGAGCAGGTTCACCAAGGCAGTGTAACGGTCCTCGGCAAGTGTTCTGGTGGCCTCCAACCCCTGAGCCAACTTGCGATCGAATTCTTCTTCCATATACATTTCAAAGGCCTCCAGGTCATTCTGGGGTTCTCTGTGTTCATTGCCCGGGAGATTGATCTGTCGAACACCGGAGGCTGATTCGGATGGGGGTGCTTGGTTTTCGTCCGGGGTTCCGGGAAGGGAGACAAACGGATCCAATCCTCCATCGGCAACGTCCTCAGTCTGCATAGGTTCCTTCCCTTTTGGAATTGGGGTGGACTCTTGGGGCTTGACTGCCACCTGGCGGGTCTTGATGTCTCCCTTCGGGGCCCCAGGTGTTGTTGGTCTGGCCTTTGGAGTCTGATCTGTTTCTACAATGGTATCTCCTGGTGGCTTTGTGGTTGAGATGACTTCCTGCAAGCCCTCAACCTCCCCTCTCTCTTTCATAGCATTCTCGATGGCAGTCCTAAGTGTCTTGGGATCCTCCACCGTTAGGTATTTAGCTGGCTCAGACATGGTCAATTGGAGATGGATAAGACCTAAGGGATTTTGAGTGTTATTAGCTCACAGTTTTTTCTTAATACATAACACAAATCACAGGTGAAAACTGGAAGCAACAATGGAAATCAGATAGCCGGAACAATGAGTGGTGTAGTTGCTTTGGCTGGTTCAGGGAGCAGAGGGATATCGTCAAGTCCTAGTTGTGCAGCTAAGGACTGCAAGTTACTAGTCGGGACATACATAGGTTGGTAGGATCGCACCTTCTTTATAAGGTCCTCAAACTTGTCTGCATTGTAGACATAATCCTTGAAGTCAATCTCGACATCCTTGACAAAGTCACCAGCTACAGCGATCAGCGGTCTGAGTTCTGAAGTTAGAAACAGGAAATCGTTTGGTGGAGCTAGAAGCCGATGATACTGCCGGACAGCCTTGGGAATCTTCTCAAACTCAACAAGGTCAAAGCAAAACCTGCGGAAGTAAGGCTCCAGCTCCGGGACCCTGACCACCCAGGGGTGAGCTTGAACCAACTTCTCAATAGCCCCCACATGAGTCATCCCAGAGTTTCGAAGCAGATGAAGTTGAACCATGAGAGGGTCAAGATGAGCAGGAGGGTGAGGGGTAGCTGCATTGATGGCGAGTAGAGACTTTGCAACCAGTGCCCTGAGTTCAGAGTAGACATTAAAAGCATTGTAAATCCTTTCCAAAGTCTTAACGGCAGGCCCAAGATCTCTTCCTGGCAACAAGATCTGCTCTTGATCAGTCAGCGTGTACTTTCTAATCAAAGCAGAAGGTCGATTGACTGCAGCTGCTGTTGGTGCACTTTCTCGTGCTTGTTTCCCAATAGCGAACAGAACCAGAGCAACACCCGAAAAGACAGCCGGCACACTAGTGACCAGGAGGGCCTCCCCGCTCGCAGCCTCTGGTACAGGTAGGAGTTGGCGGTCAGGCCTACCCCCCCCATCAGCATTGATGAGGTCGAGATACCGGGTAAGGTCAATCGATGTGGTTCTGATATTGGACGAAGTGGCACTGGACAGGACCTGTGCCACCTCTGGAACTGTAGTCGCCAAGAGGGACAAAACCAGCTGCACGGTGTCCTGGTCAGATTTTGGGACCCGACGGAGGCAAGATAAAAGACCAGCGCAGGCCATGGTCCTCTCATCCATAGGGGCAGATGATGGTAGGTGGACAACTGTCAGGGTTTCCCTGGCGGCGAGAGTGACAGTCGGAAGAGTGTACGGAGACGACATGCTGTCTTTTTCACATAAAAACAAAGAGTGTTAAGCTCGCGTGTGCATTAGAGCCCACAAGACCACAGAATTCGGCATTCAGCATACAGAATTAAAC